GCAGGGTAAGGTTACTCGTTCTACGATATTAGGATGCGTAGCACTCCTTCGGCGGATCCATGCTATAGGTAAGGCGCAAGGCCCAGAGGGACTTGCAAGATACCTGAAAGCATGTCACATCTACGTGATGCGATATGTTGCAGGGGACCCATTGCACAATTCTTTTGAATTCGGACTCTCCGTGTCTTTGACGCGGAGCGGCTTACCGCGGATACTCCCCCTTGATTGGAGGAGATCTGTCTCGGCCGGATCTCATTCTATTATCCGATTGATACTTACTTTCTTTGGACTCTACCGAGTCATTGATTTTAAGGGTAAATTGGATATTTCGAGCATCACTGCTCCGTGGACTGGACGTATTAACCCTAGATTAGCACGGTATGTGCCAATCTTCGTCGAAAAGTTCCTTCCACAGAATGGGCTTAAATCCCTTCAATGGGAACCTATTCCTCTAAGGTCTAAAGGAGCCCATGTCCACAACGCGATATTCTCTGCGGAAACGCAGAAATACTATCCGAAACATGGCTGGACGGCGCAAGGAGCGCTGGCCAGCGCATTGGCGGCTGTACAACCGCTCATGAATTGGGTGTCCGGGATAGCCTCCCGGGTAGGGTTGGGTGAGGAACTCTCTACCGTGAGAGCTCTTTGGTCAACCCTTAGCGATGTGGTATGGAAAGTGGGCCCATCATTCCAATGGGGCCCGCAGGTCTATGAGGAAGAACTCCCAGTTCGTCAGACGTTGTCTGCTCCTTCGGGGCGCCTTGCCACGAAGGATGAACCGGGAAAAGTGAGAGTTTTCGCCATGGTGGATGCTTGGACGCAGTGGTTCTTATATCCGATTCATTACCGGATATTCACCTTCTTGCGCACAATTAAGTCGGATGCCACCTTTGACCAGGATGGCGCCGTCTTGTATATGCGTAAGGTAATCGGGGCGGACACGAAAGTGTTCTCCTTCGATTTGTCTGCGGCCACGGATCGACTGCCTGTTAGCTTGCAAGCAGATATCCTATCTGCTTGGTGCCCGGGTCTCGGGGCTCCTTGGCGGGAGCTCCTAGTCTCGAGGGACTACGTCCTTCCGAGGCGGGCACAAGCTGGGCAGGGCAGATGTACCGTGAGGTACTCCGTTGGGCAACCAATGGGGGCCTACTCATCGTGGGCCATGCTGGCCTTAACTCATCACTTGATAGTGCAATATGCCGCTTCGGTGGCATATGAGGGAACTACGCGTTGGTTTAAGGACTACTCAGTCCTAGGTGATGATATCGTCATCTGGGATGAGCGAGTCGCAAAAGCGTATCGAGCTGCAATGCTCGAGTTGGGAGTGAAGATCTCTCCTTCGAAATCTCTTTCCTCCGGGAAAGGGGTATTTGAGTTCGCTAAGCGATTCGTTGTCGCTGGGGAAGACTTAACCGGTCTTCCGCTAGCCGGCATAGCAGCATCCTCTCAGAACCTCAGCGTTTTCGCTGAACTTCTGAAATTGCTGCCTGAGCGGTCTTTAGGTATAGTGATGCGATTTCTGGGATTTGGTTTTAGAGTAAGGGGTTCGTTATCTTCGATAACGTTCTCTAACGCCAGAAGGTCGTTCGCGGCCTTTTGGGCTCTACAACCAGGACTTTGCCGTGAATCAGCGGCGACCTGGGCCGAGTGGTTTGTGACCACGGGCCCGGGGCGGACTATTAATTGGAACATTAAATGGTTCTCGTTAATAGCCGAAGTCGTTGACTATATCAATAGTCAACGTCCTAAGATGCCCGCGGAAGTACCGTTCTTCTTCAGTTCGGCCTATATGGCTGAGCTGATGGGATCCGTTGGATCCGAAGATTCGTTATTTCCGGGGACACCATTTGGCCGTATCAATGAAGTAGAGGTGCTTCTTGCATCCCTATTTCATGGGTATTATTCGGAACTCTTCGTCCGAAACTGCCGTCGGGTTCGAGAGACTGACAACCTCTTGGATACGATGTCGGTGCCAATTGGACCGCATGGGCTCGAGAGTTTGATGAAAGCTTTGAAAAGCTTGATTCCAACTTCGGACCTGCTATCAACAGGAAAGGAACAATCTCCGGCTTGGAGAGAGTACCAAGACCCGGAACCACGTAAAGTGATTTCGGTAGCGTCTTTCATTCGCTTGCGAATGAGAGCGCGGAAATTCCTCAAGTAGCGATGCTATACTTGGTGATATCACTAGGCACTGAATGCCTAGGGTGGTAATCTTCCCTTGGGACATGCGTGTCCCTTGGGACCTTCCGGTAATACCGAAGAAGGGAGGTTCCATCTGAAGTGGAAATACTGAAGCAGTATTTCCTACCGAGAAATTCGGAGTATTCAGCTAGTAGGACAATGAGTTCATCGGACTGGTCGTCCGCTGGGCTTAGGGTAACTTTATCTGACATTACAGACAGGGGAGCAATCCTCTGATCCGTAACCAAGACTTTAAGCGCATCTAAGCGAAGAACTTCACCAGAAAAAGGGGAGGCTTGCCTCCTCGGGGACTGGTGTCGTAGGCTCGGAGC